TTCTAATTTAAAGACAATTATTGAAGATGATAAACTTATCATCTCGGATTATGATATCATAAGTGAGTTAACTACATTCATTCAAAAAACTGGTTCATTTGAAGCAGAGGATGGATGTAATGATGACTTAGCAATGTGCTTGGTTATTTTCTCATGGTTAGTCGTTCAAGACTATTTCAAAGAGATGACAGATAATGATGTACGTAAAAGAATATACGAAGAACAACGAAATCAAATTGAACAAGATATGGCACCCTTTGGGTTTATATCAGATGGATTGGATAGTGAAAGTTTTGTAGATAATAACGGTGATAGATGGTATACAGATGAATATGGTGATAGGTCATACATGTGGGAATATAATTAATGGAAGACTTTGATCCAGATAATTTATTTTTATCAGAAAGAAAATGCAGAGTATGTGGAGAAGTAAAAGACCTAATGAGTGGTTTTTATAAAACACATAAGAATGCGACAGACTCAGAATCAATCTATTCTTTTGAGTGTAAATTATGTACAATAAAGAGAGTTTCCAAAACGAAGAAAAAAAAATATACAAATAAACACAATATATTCTTTGCCGATTATCCAGACTGGTAGTAGTTTCCCCAAATTTCCCCGTTTTAGAAGTGCTAATTTATAAATATTATTAGATTAAATGAACTTCTTCAAGAGGAAAAAAATGGCACTAAATCTGGCATCACCTGGAGTAAAGGTAAGGGAAGTTGACTTAACCGTTGGTAGAATCGACGGTATTGCACAACAGGTTGGAGCAATCGCTGGACCTTTTGAGAGAGGTCCCGTTAACACTCCCGTTTTAATTGAAACAGAAGCACAACTACAAGAAACTTTTGGATCACCAAAAGAAACGGATGCTCAAAATGAATATTGGATTTCTGCATCTACATATCTCTCATACGGTGGAGTGTTGAGAGTTGTTAGGGCAGATGGTGATAGTCTGGCTAATGCTAATTCAGACCAAGTAGCTGCATTAAAAATTTATTCTCAAGAAGATTTCGATACTGTACATACTAATGACACAAACTGGAAGTTTGCTGCTAAGACACCAGGTTCTTGGGCAAACGACTTAAAAGTATGTGTAATTGACGATGCTGCAGACCAAATTATAACAGGAATCGCAACTACAGCTATTGTCGTTACTACAACAAATACTGTTGCTACTGTTACTGGTGATATTGGAGTAACAACCACTGTAGTTACTAATACTAATACTACACTTCTTTCTGTAGGAGACATAATTACCAATTCAAATTTTGAAGATGGAACCAGGATTGTTTCCATTGGTAGCACTACAGAAATGACATTAGATGATGTATCTGCAAATGATGATCCACTTACTGGTGAATCTTTCTTTGTTGTTAGAGAAACAACCACAACTACACCAACCAACTTAACAGTTGGAATGGCACTTACTCAAACATCATCTGCAACTTTTGCAAATACTGATGGAACAACATCATCCTTCAATGGTTATATCAGAGGTCTTATTACCGAAATTGGTTCTGAACAAGTAAGTGTTAAGATTGTAGATAGAGTAGATGAAGCTGGAACTTCAACAAAGATTGAGTATAAAAATCCAGGCCAATCATCACAAAGTAATGGTTACTCATTCTTAAATAGTTCAGATTCATTCTATGCAACAGATAACACTGGTGCTCAAATTGCAGAATTTACTGATGGTGTTGGTAACAAAACTGTTAAAGATTGGTATGACAGTCAAACTTTAGATATTGAAAACAGCACAATTTATTGGAACACTCTAGCACAGAAACCTAAAACATCAGAGTATGCATCTGAAAGAAGTGCTAGTAACGATACTATGCACGTAGTTGTCGTTGATCAAAGTGGAAAACTTACTGGAACTGCTTCCAATATTATCGAGAAGCATACTTCAGTATCAAAAGCATTTGATGCAAAGACTTCTCCATATCAGGGAATTTACTTTAAAAACTATATTAAAGATTTCTCCAAATATGTTTATGCTGGTTACTTAACTGCATCAGTTGCTTCTGGATTTACACCATCAACATCTAATGTTAAGGCATTTACAGCTACAAATGGAACTATTGGTAGTAATGCTCAATCCACAACTTTCAATGTTTTAGGTAATCTTTCTTACACCTTCACATCTGGTCAAGATTATTCTTCCACTGGTGGAATGAGTGCATCTCTTGGTGATATTATTAGTAGCTACGAAGTATTCCGCAATCCTGCTGAATATAAAATCGATTTCTTAATCAACGGTCCTTCTGGTGGTGACAATATTTACGAATCCCAGGCAAAAGCAAATTACCTAATCGGTATTGCAGAAGAAAGAAAAGATTGTGTTGCTTGTATCTCACCTCACAAAGCATCTGTTACAAATACAACAAATTCCTCCACTCAAACCGATAATATCGTTGAATTCTTTGATCCAATTACTTCATCCTCATATGCAGTTCTTGATAGTGGAATTAAGTACACTCTAGACAGATTTAATAACAAATTTATTTACTTAGAGTGTAATGCAGATATTGCTGGTTTAATGGCAAGAACAGCAGTTGACCAATATCCTTGGTTCTCTCCTGCTGGTGCTAATAGAGGATCACTAAATGATGCTATTAAATTAGCATATAACCCTTCCCAAGTACAAAGAGATTTACTTTACACTAAGAGAGTAAATCCTGTTATTGCATCACCTGGTCAAGGAATTATCCTATTTGGTGATAAGACTGCACTTTCATTTGGTTCTGCTTTCGATAGAATCAATGTTCGTAGACTCTTCCTCACAATTGAGCAAGCAATTGCAAAAGCAGCAAGATCACAACTATTTGAATTTAATGATGAAATTACAAGAACAAACTTCATCAATATCGTAGAACCTTACTTACGTGATGTCAAAGCAAAGAGAGGCATCTCTGAATTCGTTGTTGTATGCGATAGATCCAATAACACACCTGAAGTTATTGATTCTAATGAAATGGTAGCTGATATCTTCGTGAAACCAGCTCGTTCAATTAACTTTATTGGATTAACTTTCGTTGCTACACGTAGTGGAGTTAGCTTCACTGAAGTAGTCGGTAACGTTTGATTTCTTTTCATAATAAATTTGTTTAAATTAAGTAAAGGTATCCAAAAATGGCCAATTCAAACACAACCAATACTCCCACTTATAGTTCAAGAACACTTACCGACTTTAAATCCAGACTAGTTGGTGGTGGTGCAAGACCCAATCTATTTGAATGTCAAGTTCAATTTCCAGCAGGTCTTTCCGAAGTCAGCGTAGATGATGATTTTAGATTTATGATTAAAGCAGCACAAATGCCTGCTTCTAATGTAAATGTTATTGATATTCCTTTCAGAGGAAGAAACCTAAAGATTGCTGGTGATAGAACTTTCGATCCTTGGACAATTACTGTCATCAATGACACTAACTTCAAGATCAGAGATGCATTTGAAAAGTGGATGAACTTTATCAATCGTCACGATGACAACGCAGGTGTCATTACTCCTGCTGCGTATCAGACTGAAATGATTGTTCGTCAACTTGGTAGAGGCAATGTTGCAACAGATTCTGCTTCTGGTGCATTACCATCTACAACAGATACAATGCCTGTCCTTAAAGTTTATAAGTTCTATGGAACTTTCCCAACTAATGTCAGTGCAATTGAACTTTCATATGATGCTGCTGATTCTGTTGAAGAATTCACAGTTGACTTACAAGTTCAGTGGTGGGATGCTCTAAGTGGTTCTGATGAATCTTCAATTTTAGGCACAAGTGAGACTACATAAATACTAAAAAAGTCTAGTATATTAAAATGCCTAAATTATTTGGTTTTAAATTTGATGGTGGGGAGAGCAGCAAAAACAGTAAGGTTGTCTCTCCCATTATTTCTAATGATGAAGATAAATCAAATTACTATGTTTCTAGTGGATTCTATGGTCAATATGTTGACATTGAAGGAGTCTACAAAAACGAGCAAGATTTAATAAAAAGATATAGAGAGATGGCACTGCACCCTGAGTGCGATAGTGCTATTGAAGATATTGTTGATGAAGCAATCGTATCTGATTTACATGATTCACCAGTAGAACTAGAACTTTCTAATCTACCTGCATCAGATAAATTAAAGCAGGCTATTAGAGACGAGTTTAAATATATCAAAGAAATCATGGACTTTGACAAAAAGTCTCATGAGATTTTTAGGAATTGGTATGTTGATGGAAGAATCTATTACCATAAAGTAATAGATATGAATAAACCACAAGAGGGAATTAAAGAAGTAAGGTATGTAGACCCTCTTAAAATTAAATTAATTAGAAAAATAAAGAATGATAAGAAGACTGTAGAAAATGCAATAAGACAATCAATAACAAGTAAAGATAATACTGATATAGTAAATCCAGAAATGGAAGAATACTATCAGTATGATCCATCTCCTGGTTCAGGAATTACAATTGGAATGAATTATAAATCTCAATCCAAAACAGTTAAACTATCAAAAGATTCCATTACTTATGTAACTTCTGGATTGGTTGATAGAAACAAGCAGACAGTCTTATCATATCTCCATAAAGCAATCAAGTCCCTCAATCAACTTCGCATGATTGAAGACTCTCTGGTAATCTATCGATTATCAAGAGCACCAGAACGTAGAATTTTCTATATTGATGTTGGCAATTTACCAAAGATAAAAGCAGAGCAATATCTGCGTGATGTAATGAATCGTTATAGAAATAAGCTAGTCTATAACGCAGATACTGGTGAAGTCAAAGATGACAGAAAGTATATGGCAATGCTTGAGGATTTCTGGCTTCCTCGTCGTGAAGGTGGTAGAGGAACAGAAATTACAACACTGCCTGGTGGACAAAACTTAGGTGAATTAGCTGATATCGAATACTTCCAAAAGAAACTTTTCAGATCACTTAATGTCCCAGAAACAAGAACAAACTCCAGTGGTGGTTTTAGTCTAGGTCGTTCTTCTGAAATCCTAAGAGACGAAGTTAGATTCACAAAATTTGTTGGTAGATTACGTAAGAGATTTACAACATTGTTTAATGACATGTTGAAAACTCAGTTGATACTTAAAAATATTGTTTCTTTAGATGACTGGGAGAAATTATCTGACCATATTCAATATGATTTCCTATACGATAATCACTTTGCCGAATTAAAAGAGACAGAAATTCTTAATGATAAGTTGGCAGCAGTTGGTGCCATTGAACCTTATCTCGGAAAATACTTCTCATTGGAATATGTAAAAACAAAGATTCTTAAGCAGACTGATTCTGAAATTATAGAAATTCAGAAACAAATGGATAAGGAAATTGAAGAGGGTATGGTAATGGATCCAAAAGCAGTAGTGCAATCTCAAATGC